GGAAGGGTCTATATTGAACAGTTTCTCCACTGGAAGGCAACTCAAGTTCATAAGTTGGTGTGGCAATCTTAGGTAAAGGCATAATATCCTATAGAAATTTCAGTTGTGATTATTTATTGACCATTTGGGTTGCCATAAAGAACCCTATTATAACTCTGATCTACTATTCTTCTAGCGGAAGAAGAGCGAGCATTATTAAGTATTCTCTCACCATTTGCAGAACCAGCAATGCTACCAAGTGCGGCCGCACCTCTAATTCTTTCCAATTCGGAAGGATCATTTAGAGATAATGCCTTTCTAGCTTCTGGTGGTGTAGAGTTAGGATCTGGATCCACAGTAGCAAGTCTCTCAAATTTCTCATATTCCATTAAGTATCTTGTAAATGTAAATGATACCGTACATTTTAAAAGTTGAGAATTCTCATAACTCAATGGCATTGAGTTAATACTAATTGGATAAGCATTCAAAAACCTGTATTGCAAGTATCTTCCACTATAATCTTTTTCAAATTTATTCAGATAAATCGCAGGAGATCTATATCCTTCACCTGCATTTGCACCACTACCAGTTCCGTCAGGAAAGTTTGATCGATAAAAATAATTTGGTGATACTAAACCAGGCCTTGAACTAATTTGCTCATTAACAATATATTCCATCCATATTTCAAAAAATGTTAATGATGTATAATCTTTATCAACGTAAAAAGTAAAATCGGCTCTATCATCATACATTCTTCTGTATGCGTGTCTTTCTGTAACACCAGTAAAATTATTATTAATTTCGTGCGTTGCTAAAGATGACCCAGGAATTGACGCTTCCGAACATAGTAAAGAGAGTATTTCCGAATCATAATCTCCCCCAATACCTGCAGCAGACTTCTGTTTAGCAAAATTTCTTACAGCAGTTGGTGGATTAAACCAAACCTGAAAGTGCGAAGTGGTTGCAGGTCGAAGTAACTTCGATTTTATATTTGATACACTTTGAGACTTTGGTTGCGGGGCTCCCTTTCGTGATGCCATTTATAAATACTTTTTGACCTTATATATTATGTAGACAGGTTAATGGCAGAAAGTATTAAGAGCAAATACAAACCTTCCTTCCCGAAGAAATATAAAGGAAATGCAAACAATATTATCTGCCGTAGCAGTTGGGAAAGAAAGTTTTGCCGTTACTGTGATTTAAATGAGAACATTCTTGAGTGGGGAAGTGAAGAGTTTTATATTCCATACGTATCACCAGTTGACAGAAGAGTTCATAAGTATTTTCCAGATTTCATTATCAAAGTAAAAGAAAGCACGGGTCAAATCAAGACCTATGTAATTGAAGTAAAACCAAAGAAACAAACTCAACCACCAAAAAAACCCAAGAGACAAACCAAATCATACATCTTTGAATGTACAACTTGGGAAGTTAATAAAGCAAAGTGGAGAGCTGCTCAAGAGTTTTGTGCTGATAGAAGAATTGAGTTTAAGATCATCACAGAAGACGAGTTAGGTATCAAGTAATGGCAGAAGGTTTTGGACAATATGTAGGAACAGGAACAGCAAGAACCAAACTTCTTCAAAAAAGAATTGCAGAAGAAGATGCTGTTGATCCAGAAGACATTATGATGCTCATTATGGAAGTTTTTAAAGATGAAGTCCTATATCCAGAACCAGGCAAGTATTATACATTTCTCTATAAACCAAAAACACCTGACATTGAATATGATCAGCACCCATTGATTGCTTGTACATCACTAGAAAGATGGGGATTTAAAGGTATCAACTTTCACTGGAGAAAAGGTAGACAATACACTTGGGAAGAAGTCCTTGGCAAACTTCACGTTGTAAAGTACGAAGAACTTGACGAACTTCTTGCATTACAGTATGGAAAGTTCCGTCTAAATAAATAAAAAACGCTATAATGTCTCATACTCTACAAAAAATTGAGATGATTAATCCCTTTGAAGCAGGGAGGGATTTCTGATGGCAGAAATACAAAATAAAACAGTAACTTCGGACAGGTTTCCTGTTAACATCGGAGGAGAAAAGTTTACAGCAATAACTAGAACGGATTATAAAGTAACGGGAGGAACAATAACCTCTTCTGGAGGAGCAGACGTAGGTAGTCAAATAAAATTATATCAAGAAGTTTCTGCTGAGGATTATAATAAATTAAGTTTACCTGATGATGAGAAATTTATAACAGGTGTTTTTGTAAGTGCTTCATCCAAAGAAGGCGGAGATGACAGAAAATTTTACAAACTTGTTGGCGAATATAATACAGATGGCAGTAAGAAATGGTCAACTACTTCACAAACTCCAGCATCTTTGACAAATGAGATGCTTAATTATAATGGAGGAAAAGGTTCTGCTACTTTATCAAATGCACTTAAGTCGTCATCAAAAACAGTAGCAAGAGCAGAAAGAAAATCAGAAGCAGAAGTAGCTCCAATAATACAAAAAGGAAAATCTGCAGAACAAAGATCAGGAGATCAATTCATAAGTAGTTTAGTAAACGCTCCAACAAAACCCGGAACAAAAAATACTCAGGGAGCATTTGGTAGCAATATGCGCTATCCAACAAATATGAGTGCTAATCAAGACAAAATAAAAATTGATATGATTAAGTTCACTCCAAGGGCTTTGACAACTACTGGTTCTGGACTTAGTGATAGGGATACAAGCAATCAGAGTATTATAGGTAGTGTAACTCTTGCAATACCCGGAGGTATTAGAGATGACAATAGGGTGAATTGGGGTTCTCAGGATATGAATATTGCCCAAGCAAGATTGGGTAAACTTGCATTAGATATGATTGCTGGAGGAAAGGAAGCAACTACTAAAGGATTTAAGGATGTGATGAGTGACATAGGTGGAAATCCTACAATAAAATCTGCTGTAGCATTAGGATTTGCAGGACAAGCAGTTGGAGCACAAGGTTTATTGACAAGAACAAGTGGTGCTGTTCTAAATCCAAATACAGAACTACTTTTTTCTGGTCCTGCGCTTAGAGCATTTACTTTCCAATTCCCATTTTCTCCAAGGAGTCAAAAGGAATCAGAAGAAGTTCAAAGAATTATTAGATTCTTTAAACAAGGAATGGCAGTACAAAGAACTGATGATTCTATATTCTTGAAGGCTCCAAATATTTTCAAACTTAAATTTTTGAATGGAAACGCTGAGCATAAGTTTTTACCAAAGATAAAAGTATGTGCTCTCTTGAATTGTAGTGTTGATTATACTCCAGATGGAAACTACTCAACTTACACAAACTCATCAATGACAAACTATACAATGTCTCTTACATTTAATGAGTTAGATCCATTATATAATGACGAATATACCGGAAAGGGTGAAAGCACTACAACTAACAATATAGGTTTCTAAAATGGCTAATCCATACTTCCGCAACATACCAGACTTTGAATACGTCAATCGCACAAGTGAAGGCAAAAATCTAACTGACTATACAAAAGTCAAAAATTTCTTTAAGAAAGGTAAGTTTAGAGAAGACATCTATCAAGACATCACTACCTTTGAAAAGTATCAAATTCAGGGAGATGATCGTCCAGATAACGTTGCGTATGAATTGTATGGGGATGCAACACTAGATTGGGTTGTTCTTGCAACCAATAATATTTTGAATATACAGTCTGAATGGCCTATGAAGCAAGCAGACTTTGATGAATATTTGTTAGAAAAGTATGGTGATTATGAAACTCTTTACTCTGGTATTCATCACTACGAATCAAATGAAGTAAAAGATAGTCAAGGAGCTATCATTTATCCTGCAGGAGTTAGAGTAGGTGCTGCTCAAAGCGTAAGTTATTTTGATTATTATAGCAACCTTCAAATTGACATATCAAATATTTCACGTCCTGTTACAAACTATCAGTATGAAGAGAAACTGAATGATGACAAGAGAAATATCTATACCTTAAAGCCTAACTACTTAAACGTTATCTTTGATGACCTAGAAGAGATGATGATATACAAAGAGGGTTCCACTCAGTATGTGAGCGAAACCCTCAAGCGTGGTGATAACCCTAGACTTTACGAATAATCACTCTTCAGCAAGACGCTGGAAGTAAGACAGAGCATCATCTTCATCTTCATCGTTAGAAGAACTTACAGGTGCAGCAGCAACTGGTTCTTCACGACGGGAGAAGTTAGGAGTGAATGAACCACGATCATTGTCCTCATCCTCAACCTCTTCATCAAGACGAGGACGGGGAGCAGACTTCTGGCCCAGAACATACTTGAGACGCTTCTCAAGATCTTCATAGGACTTGAACTGATCAGTAGCGGTCAGAGCAGTCAGAGAATACTGCTTCTTCCACAGTGCCTCCAGTGCATCATCATCCTCCAGGAGAGGAGAGACACGATCAAACTCAGACTTATCATAGTTCCAGTAACCATCCTTCTTCACGATCTTCAGTTTGAAGTTTGCACCACCCCAGAAATCAAAGGGATTGATAGGAGTTTCATCTTCAAACTCAGGTTGCATAGCTTCCATAATCTTATCAAAGATCTTCTTACCAAACTTGAAGAGGAAGACACGACCTTCGTTAGCAGGATTAGCAGGATCCTTTACAACATAGATGTTTGCATAGTAAGACAGTTTACGCTTCTGCTTACGAACAGTATCTTTATCTGCATCATTACCACTGTTCCAGAGTTCACGGTTGTGCTCAGAAACAGGATCTTTCTGACCAATGGTAGTCAGAGAGTTTTCAATATACCAACCACCAGGGCCTTGGAAGGCGTGGGAATACATTTTTGCCCAGGGAAGTTCTTCCCCTTCTGGTGCGGGCAGGAAACGGATGACTGCAAAACCATTACCAGTCTTGTCCATTTCGGGTTTCCAGAGACGGTCATCACCGCCACCAGAGTTGTTACTCATCTTCTCTACTTCCTTTACCAGTTTGGAAGTCAGTGAACCAAGAGAAGATTGCTTCTTAAGATCTGCAAAAGACATTAGATTACCTCGGATTTTGTACGTATTTGGCTTTTGTGTACCCCGCTATTCTATCAGTCGGACTGCTGCTTGTCAATCTGTTGACGCATAATATTCAGCATCTCCGACATCCGACCCAGAACAACATTCATATCAACATTGGGCGGAAGACCCATCATCTGTGCAGAGTTGTAGATTTTCTCTTTCATCTCTACAGCTTCTGGATCATCAGATAAACTCAAACGAGCATAGAGAACTTTTTGTTTCTCTAAAAGTTTTTCTAGAAGATCAACGTGACGTAATTTGTCATTATTAGACATATAAGGAAACTGCAGCATTGATCCGTAGATCTCTTCCTGCAGTTCAGAAATTTCAGCCATCTCTGCTCTTACAATGTCAGAATCAAAAAAACTCATCGAGACCCCAGAACAACTTCCTTCAAAATATTCTTATAGCGTGATACGTCAATATTTAGAAAGGAAGAATATTTTTTTATTTTTTTACTGACGGTTTCCCACACTGGATCATCCAACTTCTTATCAAAGTCTTTCCCGAACAGGAATATTTTGTCATAGATAACCATTGTTTCAGGGCTAATATTCCCGCTCAGGAACTTCTTAAGTACAGGTGGATGACCTTTGGAGCAGTCAAATGCATCATCCACCTTAAGGTCTTCAAACAAACTCTGAGTTTCTTCTCTGAAGACATAAGAAAGTGATTGATTTCTTTTCTTCCATTCGGCGTATCTTGTCTCGCCTTCTCTCATCATTTCTCCAATCCAAAGCTTACTTGGATCAGTACAACTAATAAGATTTGATACGAAGAAATCTACTACCTCTTGATCTGATTTCTGTCTTGATACTTTTTCAAACCAAAATCTATCTTTACGTTTATAGAAAGATTGAACCGTTGCTCTTACTTTTTTATTGTACTTAAAATAATCATAAGAATCTTTAGTA